GCGCGCGTGGCGGCGCGCGTGGCGGCGTACGTGGCGGCGTCCGTGGCGGCGTCCGTGGCGGCGTCCGTGGCGGCGCGCGTGGCGGCGTACGTGGCGGCGCGCGTGGCGGCGTCCGTGGCGGCGTCCGTGGCGGCGTCCGTGGCGGCGCGCGTGGCGGCGTCCGTGGCGGCGCGCGTGGCGGCGCGCGTGGCGGCGTACGTGGCGGCGTCCGTGGCGGCGTCCGTGGCGGCGTCCGTGGCGGCGCGCGTGGCGGCGCCCGTGGCGGCGTCCGTGGCGGCGCCCGTGGCGGCGCGCGTGGCGGCGTTTTTCCTCAGCCACCAGACACCGGCCGCAAACCCCGCGGCGACGTTGCCGACAAGCGGTGACGGTACAAATACGATACGCTGCGGGGGCGGCGGCGTTAGGTTCGCGGCCTCGTACAGCCCTTTAATCGCCACGCGCATGGCGTTGCGGTCTGCGTCGTCCATAGGCTTTGTGGACATCGCATTGGCGATCCACTTGTCTGCCCAGGGCTTGAGTTGTTCTCGATGTTCCGGCGTGAGCGTGTACTTCTTCATGTCTGTTCCTCAGTGGTTTCGCGAACGTACCGCCCTTGTGACCAGTCGAACTTCATGCCCTTGGGCTTTGAGAGTTTCGAGCGCTTCGGTCGCGCGTTGATCCGCTTCTCAAATCCACGTCGCGTCTTGTCGATCTCCGGCCGTCGTTCCGAGGTCTTCGCCGCGTGGCATCGCGTTCTGAGCACGACGCAGTTTTCCAACGTCGGCTCGCCGCCAAGTGTCGCTTCCAAGCGGTGATCGTACTGCGGCCCATCACCCGCGATGATCTTGACACCGCAACCGCACTCGCAGATGCCGCCCGACCGCTGCCACGCAGCGAGCTTCACAGCCTTGGGAAATTCTACAGATGAAGGACGGGTCATGCCGCGGCCTCGTGCTCTTTCAGAAGAGTATCGGCCCCGATTCCGAGTTCCTGTTCGATCACGGCGGATACCGCGTCGCGAACTTCGTTGAATGCCTTCTGTCCGATTTTGTCCCAAGCAATAGACTTGGGCGAAAACACCACGATCCGATCGCCGTGGACGCGGATGAAGCCCTGACCCTTGCTGGCCCGCATGGTGGCTTCGCACGCAATGGCAACAAGCTTGGCGTAACCAGGGGCGGCGGCGTTGTCCGCCCACTCGCAATCGATGGACGTGCGTTCGCAGTACCCCGCCTTGCACAGCAGCCAAGCCCTTAGCGACTCGGGATTGTCCGGCGTGAACTCATGGCTTTCCGGCCAATGGTGGAACGCTGCCGCTATCAGGCCGAAGAACCGGCGATGATCCTGTGACGAGCGATCCGCCTTCACGTCCTGCTGGCATGTCGGGCACTTCGTCATCTTGCTTCTTCCTGATGTAGTAACGCGGCCACTCATCCCGGCTTCTGCGTCGTCTCGCGTACTCGTCCAAACGGCAGTTCCGCATGCGTCTCAGTAGAGCTTCGAAACGCTCGCTCACTTCTTCCACCACGGCGCTACCGGCGGCGGCTTTGGAACCTCAATGGTTATGAGGGCAACGCGCTTGACCGGTGGCGGTCTATTCGTGAGGTAGGGCGCGGCAACTTCCGTGGTCATCCACATGGTTGCCATCACGAAGGTTGCGAGCAGGAGTTTCATTCGGCGGCCTCGCGGCACGATCCGATGGCATCTTCGTATTCGTGATCGAGAAGTTCGACCCACCGCGCGGGGAGCGTGTTCCATTCCTCGGCGTAGAGGGCGCGGATTTGCTGTAACGCGTCGCGCTGACCTGTCGCGTCGATGATCTTCTTTTTGATCTCGTTGAAAAGTTCCGCCGTGCCATCCTTCTTTGCCGCAGAGGACGACTTGCGCTTCGGCGTCACGTCGATGATGTCTTCGGCCTCTTCGCTGAGGTAAAGGCCGCCAAGAACGTCCGCCGCGCCGTCACGGCAGGCATAGCCGCGCGCTCGCATTTGCAGCATGCGCGGCCGGTACATCGTCCATGGGCCGGGCTTGTTGAGCAGGTTCGCCTGCTTGGCATCCGCGACGGAAAATACGCGCTCGATCTTCGCACCGTCCGGGCGCGTCACTTCGCAGTGCGCGATTTCGCCGTCTATCCACTCGCGGATTTTGAAGCCCTTGGCCCACAAAAGCGCCGGAACCGCATCGCCCCAGATACTTGGGCGGCCGTTGATGACGGCGATCTTCTGGATCGCAAACATCGGCGGCAGGCCCAGCTCCATACCTGTCATCAGAGCAACCGTGATCTTTTCCGCCGTATTCATATCCTTCGGCGCAAGACCGCTTGTCTCGATGCACTTGGCGAGCCGGAAAACTTCCTCGACATTCTGAGGAATGATGCCGGCGATCTGACCGCCGCTTTTTAAGGTCGCAATTGCAGTGCTCATCCCACGTTCCTCGCGCGCTTGCCGCCGACGGCCTTCAACTTCGATTTCACCGAGCGGACGTATTCGATGTTGCGTTTCACCATGCGGGCGATGACACGTTCATCGACGCCGCCGCGCACGTAGTATTCAATGCGGGATTTGATGGTGTCCTTCATCATTCGGAAGGCTCCACCGGCAGCAGGGCTTCACGCATCCAAGCGGGAAGATCGCCGCGGCGATCGAAGCAGCCGCAGTCGCGCAACTCGGCCAGGAGCTTGTTTTGCACACTCGCAAGGTCGGTCATCTTGGCGTTGACGACCTTCTGGCACTCTTCCAAGTGAAGCTGGCAGCGTTCGACGGCGATTTCCGCCGAAACCAGATCGGCTCGGGCTCGGTCAACGATGCGGCAGAGCTGGTCAACCGGCCATTTGGCGATGTTGGAAGCGGGCTGCGTGCGTTCGCTATCGCGCAGCAGTTCCGCCATTTTGAACTTCTGATTGGCGGGCGGCTGGACCGGCGGCGCGGTGTGCTCGACCGTTATCCCAAGCGCATTGCTTATGTTCTTCAGCATGGCATTCCCCCTTTAGGTGGCGTCGTCTTCGAAGTATTCGGCCGCGAATGCGATCAGCAGGCCCACGGCAAGCCCGGCGAAAAACATCGCCATGGCTCTAGAGGCGCTGATGGTGTGATGGACCGGGATCGCGGAAGGCGCTGCGCAACTCGGCAACGCGGTCGGCAATCGTTCCGCTGATGTCGTCAGAAAACTGCTTGTAGATCTCGATCGCGAGCGTCGTGGCGAACATGCCCTCCCACGTCATTTCAGTCCGCTCTGGAATCGGGAGGTACGTGTTCTTTGGTTTCGCGCCGTGCCGGAAGCCATCCCAGCCCATAAGCGTGATGCCGAGAATGCGGCCGTTGAAATCGATCTCGGCGACGCCTTCGAAAAGGCCGACGAATACGCCGGAAAGTTCCATGTGAAGATCTTCGAACGGCATCAGAACGTGCATGGTCTAGCCCTCGCTCGTGTTTTGCCGGGACGCGGAAGCACACTGATTGGCCTCGTCCGCGTCCCGGCTCCCCGCTATCGGCCTCGCCCCGTAACCCCCTGGGCGAAACCACCGCGAACCGAATTGAAAAAGGTGACCGCCGGAAGCGAACTCTGGCTGTTGACGGGAATGGAGGATGTTCACCACGTCCCGGCGATCACACACTCGGACGCCCCAAGAGCGTTGGGGGGCTTCTCGTTCGCCGGGCCTGCGGAAGTGCGGGAAAAGGCCCGACTCGGAGTGGAGCGCCCGAGTGATGCAAAAGACCGTAAATGACGCCCTGTCATTCGTCAACTAGAAAAATGACAAATTATCATTTTTATGGGGGCGCGACGAAGCGGCAACGGGCATTCATGGCAAATGCCGCGGTGACGTTTAGAGGACCATTAGCGCTTTGTTGACTTGCGAATTGCGCGGATATCGTCCCACAGGCGATACGGAAGACCTGATGGTTCTCCGCGGTATAGCCAATCGAGCGTTAGCGAGTAGCGCTCGCACAATTTCATGGCAGCTTGTAACGTCAGTAGGCGCTTGCCTGTTTCAAAGCGGTTGTAAAGCGACTGCTCGAGACCGGCCGCTTCTCCGAATTCTTGCTGGTCTTCAATGCGCAGCGCGGCCCGCGTTTGCCGCAGCCTTCGAGCCGTGTCTGCGGCCTGGTCGCCTGTGTCTTCTGGGTCTGACATTCCGTCATTTCGTATCGCCCGTCCACACCCTACGGGCAATTGCCGTTTTGACGACTTGCACAGAATGACAATTTATCATATTTTGGGGCAATGAAGATGCTTCGAACGATCGACGAGCTGATAGATTTTCTAGGAGGGAACACGGCACTGGCGGAGATGCTTGGCATCGACCAAAGCGCTGTGTCGCAGTGGAAAATCCGTAAGCAGATCGGCTCTGGCTGGCACCTCCGGCTTTTGTCAGAGGTCCGTGCTCGCGGTGGTGACGTGCATCCATCAGTTTTTGGGTTGAGTGAAGAGGAAGCTCGGGGGCTTTTTTCAGACCGCCGCGGCGCGGCGGTCTCTGAAGCCGCCGCTTAGTTCAGAGGGCACCCATGAAACTATCAGTTCGGCTTGACCTGCACGTTGCCGAGTTGCCCGAGAAGGGTGTCCAGCACATCGCGGAGCGCGACGGCGGCGCTCACGCTGCAGCGCAGGTTAACGGAACCGACGGTGAGCGTGGACACGCTTCCGTCCTCGTTGGGAATGGCCAAGTCCCGCATCAGCAGGATGCGAACCACGCCATTGCTTTCGCCATAAGTCCCAGGTCCGTCGAAGTAGATCACGGGCGCAGTTTCAATGCTCTCGCGAGATATCGAGAGTGCAACCGGGGCTTGGCCGGGAATTTTCTTGGTCATCGGAATGGTCCTTAGAGGGAAAAACAATGGATTGGGACGACATGAGCGAAGCCGAGCGCCGCAAATGGGCGGTTGAATTCATCAGGTACGGCGAACGGCTCGCCTTTGCCGGCGGCACGGACCAGGCGCGCATCGACCTCTTCAAAGAAGCCGATGCGCTGATCGCCTACATCAACTCCGCGACCGCATCAGTTGGATCTCTTTCTCGCGAACGGCCTGCTGTTCCTGCGACAGAGGATACGCACGGTCGGCCGCTTCTCGAAGCCATTTGAGTTCAAGCGCTATGGCTCGAAGAGAGCTTGCAATCTGCACCACTTTTTCAGTTTCGATCGGTGTCATCGGGTCCCGTTCCTTCAGTTGAGTTTGGTCTGACACCTGAACTCTGAAGGAACGGACCCGCGTTTTCCAGTCGCGTCTGTCAGCGTTTGCGTAGCCCCAGCGGACACCGCCGGGGGCATCGGTTAGCTGCGCCGCCTGTTTACTCCCCAGGCCTAACAAGTGCTCAGCCGCGTCTAGGTGCCCCTTGCTGTGTGCGTTGCCCGCCCAGGGCGTTTCCTCCCTGAAACTTGCCGGGGCTCCCCAATGGCCCCGGTTCTTTTCAGGAGCGCGCAAAAAATACGGCCCGCTGCGAGGGCTAATCTCAGCGGGCCGAAACGCTCTTTTTGGGGGGAACTAAATGAACAGCAACGCTACGCAACAAGAGGGCCGTTCATGACTGCGAATATCGGCGTTGATGCTGGCAAATTCAAGGCGGTCGGCGCGTCGCAACTCAGCGCAACGGCGAAATATATCGCGACGTTGATGCTGGCGACCGGCGTGCGATCAGCACCCGAACTCCGCGAGATTTCCGGGCTCTCCAAAACGACCGTCTATCGCGTGCTGAGCGAGATTTTCGAGTCGGAAGCGGCCGCAATTTTGGCAACAGTTCCCACAATTCCCGACAGTCCCACAATTCCCGCTGATGGGAATTGCTCAATTCCCGATAGTCCCACTGACGGGAATGAAACGAAAAAAACAGTCCCGATAGTCCCGCCAGCGGGAATTGTGGGACTCGAAACGAGAGATGCCTCGCGCGCGGGGTATATAACTACACGCGCCACTAAGGAACTTCCTTCGGAAGTAGTTATTTCAAAACTAGATACCCCCCTACCCCCACAACCCAAGTTCCCGACCGATTACGACGCCCTGCAAGCCTACGGCGCGTTCAACGAAGTTGCCCAGCGGCTAGGCCTACCGATCGCGAGCAAACTGACCCCCGACCGCGTGCGGCGCTGCAAAGCCCGACTGCGCGAGTACGGCCGCGAGGGCTGGGATCGCGCCCTACGCAACCTCGAGAACAGCAAATTCTGCACCGGCAAAACCGACGCCGGTTTCCGAGCCGACTTCGATTTCATGCTGCAAGCCAAGTCGTTCGGACGCCTGCACGACGGCGGGTATTCCGACAAGGGCGCTACCCGTCCGACCGCTTCAGCCGCTCCAGCTTCACGCGTGTCCTACGACGCGATGGTCGAGGCCGAATGCCAACGCATCGCTAACGAAATGGCGGGTATCCAATGACGCAACCCGAACTCATCACGCCAGAAATTGCTGACTTCCGCGCCCGCGCTTTCGTGAACGGTCTGCGCCGGCACGAAGTGAGCGGCAAAATGGAACCGTGTGCGGGTGAGTTTTCGCAACGCTTCATGGAGCACCCGTGGGTGCGTGACTCCGTGATGGAGGGTTGGGGTCGAGAGCTTCGCTCGCATCTGATCCAGGCCGTTAAGCTCAGGATCATGCGCAAACTCCCATACGACGACATCGCAAGCCTGATGCCTCCGAAGGAATGGGTTTTGTATGCGAAGGAATTTGCAGCGCAGTGCCAGCGAGCGGCACGCGCGCGAGAGGAATTGTCGCCCAACACCGGGCTTTCTGTTTCCTATCTCCTCAGGCATCTGCGCCCGCAGAAAAGCACGGGGTCCAACGAATGACCCTCTACCGCCGGTTCCGCGCCCGCTTATGCGATTCCATCCTTGCTCTGCACACAACCGAATTCATCACCATTGCCCACGGCTACGACGTCTGCCGCTGCAAGTGGTGCCACCGCTACTACGCGATCGATCTCTGCAATCACATCGTCCACGACGTGGAGGCGTGATGGGCGACGTTGTCGAAATGGCCGGGCTCGTCACGGTCCTGGATATTCCGCCCACGCGCATCTTGGCGAAGGCCGCCGCGGCGAAGCTCGAAAGCGTTGTCGTCATCGGCTTCGACAAAGAGGGCGATTTCTACTTCGCCTCGTCCAAGGCGGACGGTTCCGATGTGCTTTGGCTGATAGAGCTCGCGAAGAAGAAGCTATTGGAGCTTGGCGACTCATGACGCTGATCTTCCACGAGTGGCCGGAGCCATTGCCAATCGGCGTCGAAATGTGGGGCACGCTGGACAAGCACTGTTCCTACACGATCGCGAGGATTGGCGGCGTGTACACGGCAAGCTGGTCGCCGCTCGATCGCGAAGCCATCTGCGAAGTCAGAAACCTACTCTCGTTCAAGGATGCAGTGCGCGTTTTGGAAGCGCGGGCCAACGCGCACTAGGGGGACGACATGGCGAATTTCTGGAACGATGAAAAGGTCGTGACGCTGAAAAAGCTTTGGGCAGAAGGCCACTCGGCAAGCCTCATCTGCATGAGGCTCAATGCCCCGTCACGCAACGCCGTCATCGGCAAGGTGCACCGCCTCGGCCTCTCGGGACGCGTCACGCATATCCGCGTGAAAAACAGGGTGCCAGGGGTCCCGAAAAAACGCCAGCGCTTCGCAAAGCCGATCACCTTCCCGTTGCGCGCCGAGCTACCGCCGCTGCCTGAGGTCGACACGCCGAAAGGCCCGCTGGTCGCGTTCGCCGACCTCGAACGGCATCACTGCCGCGCTTCGTACGGCGATCCCAGTGCAAAGGGCTTCGGCTTCTGCGGCTGCCAGACCGTGCCCGGAACATCGTACTGCGAGGATCACGTGCGACGGTTCCACACCTCACTAGAGGTCAAGGTTCGCACGTCCAGCAAGAGAGCTCCGCGCGACATGCGCGAACCTCGACTAGCGGGGAAAGGCAGGGTTTTCGCATGAGCACGGAAACCACCAGGGTCCTCGCCAACGCCGCCGGCGTCCCGCTCTGCGATGTTGTCGTCATCGGCGTGAAGCCTGGCGGCGAGATCTACATCGACTGGACCGGGACAACGATCGCAAGCCTCCTGCTGTTTCTCGAACTGGCAAAACAGGAAGCCATGGACGCATGGAAGGAAGGCGTGAATTTGCATCGCAAGGGGGAAGCCGCGTGACGTGGTTCGCTGTTCGCACTTCGCCACAACGTGAGTTCGCCCTTGCCGGATCGTTCAACAGCGACGGCGAATGGATCAACGGCATTCTTGAGAAAAAGGGCTTCGAGGTCTTTTGTCCGACAGAGGGCCATCACCGGCGCACCAAGCGCGGCAAGGGTCCGCGCCGTCTCGTCATGCGACCTATGTTCCCAAGATATATTTTCGCGAGAACACCAAACCCGCATTTGCTGCGCATTGCTGACCGTCACATCACCGGGGTTGTCAGCTACGCGGACGGAACCCCTGCACCGATAGCTGAACATGAAATCGCGAAACTCAGAGCGATGTCTGGGCGCGTGGTGCCGGATGCCAGCATCAAGCGGAAGGTCAGGCCGGGAGACATGGCGACGATCAAGTCAGGACCGTTCATCGGGCAGCTTGTGAAGGTCGAAGGCTTGCACGGCCGGAAGGCGCGCATCTTCATGAATTTATTTGGGACACGTAAAGAGGTTCAGATCAGCGCCGAACAGTTGGAGGTCGCATGAGACGGGCGGAAACCGAAGTCCCCGCCCGCAACAGTTCAGTGCGCGTACTGATTGAGAGAAATCGCAACGTGACGACCGTTCCGAACTCTGGAAACCATGCCCAACTCTTTCGCCCGCGTGACGCGTCGCGAGGCCTCCGATTTGCCGCAACCCATCAGGTCGGCAAGTTCATCGTTGGTCAGGGAACCGTTCCCAGCGAGCGCCTTACGCAGCGCCGCAAGTTCTCGGTCCTCGATCGTTCGTCCATCAACCAGGCGGAGGCCCCGGCCCCCACCCCCAACGGGAGTTTCCGAGTTGGGAACAGTTCCGGAAACTCTCGGCTCGGCGGAAACTGTGGTTCGGAACGCGAACCCAAACAGCGCCCAGATAGCGACCAGAAACCCGACCGGCTGGAAAGCCGGCCTCCAGTTGCGAACGGTTTCTTCCGACACAAAGTTGCCCGTCATGTCCGCAAAGCGTTTCGAAACTGGATCGGCTACGGGGGGCGGCGCGTCACGCCGGATTTCCGCTACCAGCACGTCAATGCGCGACTGGTGGCCTCGTACTGTTGCCTGCCACTGCTGACAGGTGGCGCGGCAACCGCCACGGCGACTTTCACGCTTCACCTCGGACTCGGCGTCGGCAAGCCGTCGCTGTTCTTTCCCGAGTTCCGTTTCCAGGAGGCGCCGAGCCTCGGTCGCCCCAGCGGCAACTGCGATTTTCGTATCGAGTGGCGTCGCGGTGCGGTCGAGAACGGCCTGGAACACAAACGCAGCCAGGAACAGGGAGGATGTGAGAACCGCCGTCCCGATGGCAAAACCAGCATCGGCGATTATGAGTGGTAGGAAGGCCAAAGCCGCTGTTGCGGCAGGGATGATCAGAACTTGAGGCGTGAACGCATAACCGCTGGCATCCAATAACAACCACGTCTCGGCTGTCCATAATATGACGGCAAGCCCTAGAGCGAGCCTCTGTTTGGTGGTAAGTGTCATTTGCTAAGTTCCTTTCTGGTTGACGGGAACGAAAAGGGCCGGGGGCTGTTGCTGCAGCTTTCCCGGCCCCGCTTTTTCAATCTCCCCAGAACGCGTGGAGCAGGTACAGCGCCAGCACGACGGGGTACGCAAATACGAAGGCGATCACGGCTATTTCAAACATGCTTCACCTCCTGGTTGACGTCTATACTTAGCCATATTCGTATATACGCGGCAATACAAGGAGGCGCGTTATCTGTTCACATCTTCGTGAATAGACGCGTATATACGCGGATAGCTATGTTCAGGGTATGGAAAAGCGCGTTGCGATCTCGCTCAAACTGCCGCCCGACTTGCTGAAAGCAATCGACGTGTATCGAGAGCGTCAGCCCTACAAGCCGACGCGGACGCAGGTCATCGAAGAAGCCATCCGCGCTGTCGTCTTGGACAAGAAGCCCAAGAAGTGAATCAAACGCGCCACACTTGCGCGCGCAACCTTCAGAACTTCGCCGCAGAACTTGATAACTCTCGGCAAATCAGCGAACTAATCAGCACACAAGTGGCGTAGCGCATTCCTTGCGCATCTCGAAGTTCGACGGCCACTCATTCTCAGAGCAGCGCCCACGGGCTTCAAATTTGCTGGTTTCCCAGCCCCGGGCGCATTGCGCCTCAAGCTCAAAAACTGAAATCCAGGAATTGCTAGGCGTTGCGGGTCCGTTGCCGCCCGCAATCTACGGGCGCCTAGCAGCCTCAAAACCCACACGGCGTCGGCGGTACCTCGCGCCAGACGGACCAAGCCTCGATCTTCCTGCCGGAACCTTGGCCAGCTCTGCCGCGCATCGTGTGGGTTCACACTATCCGAGGGCATGTGAATTCAACCTGAACAGCAACAGGACTCCAAATGGACCTCAACCAAGCCCTTGCCCCTGTCCGCCCGATCACATCGCTGATCGGCACCGTGCTCATCGTGGTCGGATTATTGAAGTATTTTGGAGTAGCCATCGGCATCGGAGGCGCCGGGCTGGAGCTGGCCGTTGCGGGCTTCCTGCTGAAAAACATATGATCCGATGAAGCCATTGACGGTTGAGCGGCTGAAAGAATTGATGCGTTACGAGCCGGACACCGGACGGTTTGTACGCTTGATCGACGTGCGGAAAGGCAAAGGCGTCGGGACGATCAAAGCAAGGGCTGGAGAGATAGCCGGGGCCGTCCATCCTCAAGGGTACCGTATAATAAAAATCGATGGTCACGCATACAAAGCCCACCGGCTGGCGTTCTTTTACATGACTGGCCGATGGCCACCTGATGTGCTTGATCACATCAACTGCCAGAAAGACGACAATCGATTTGAAAACCTGCGGCATGCAAATGCTTTCCAAAACGCTCGGAACCGCAGGGCATATCGCTGCAACCGGATCGGCCATAAGGGCGTCAGTAAAGCGCCTCACAGCGATCGGTACGTCGCCAAAATACGAGTGAACAACCAACTCCTCCACATCGGAACATACGACACCCCTTCCGAAGCCGCCGAAGCCTACTCCCGAGCAGCTTCTGGCTTGCATGGCGCGTTTGCGCGCTGGAATTGACGTAACAACCCCCTTCTCCCCCGGAGGCTCCCCATGTCCCTTTGGCAGCTTTTCAAAGCCATCCCCCGTGCCATCGCCCACCTCATCGTCGGTATCGGCACCTTCCTCGCTACCCAGTGGAACCAATACACCACGATGGGCCAGCTTCTGTTCGTGCTCGCCATCGCGGCCATCGCCGTTGACGCCGGCATCGCCTATGAGTTTGGCTCCACGCTCTCCTACCTGCACGCCGCGGGTTTCGCCCTTGTCGCCATCGCCTTCTGCCTCCTGCCCGACATCGCCCAGATGGAATGGCGCAAGAACAACAGGGTGGTCGCCGGCTGGATGGGCGCCGCCTGCGTCCCGCTCGGCTTCGTCGCCTTCCTGACGCATGTGGGCTATGGCGCTTCGATCCGCGTTGGCGATATGCAGCAGGCATCCGTGCACAACGCCAAGTTCGAGGATGCCCGCTCAGCGCTCGAGTCCGACCGTGCCAACCTCACCATGTGGCGTGAGCAGCTTGCCAAGCTCACGGCTGACAACGCCTGGGCGGCCACCGTCAAGGCCGAAGCGTTGCGGGATCAGCTCGCCAATGCCGAAGAGTACATCAAGAAGGAAGCGGCGCGCGGCGGCTGCAAATCAAAGTGCGAAGCCCGTATGCGCGAGCGCGATGCCCTCGTAAACCGCATTGGCATTGCCGAAAAGGCGACGGACCTGACGAGTCGCATCGAGGCAACGCAGCGCATTATCGACAAGAAGACGGCGGACGTGGACGGCCGCAACTTCGTCTCCAGCGCGGCCACGAACCACAATGACACGCTGTACAAGGCCATCAGCCTTGTGACCGGGACGTGGGTAACGGACGTGACGATGTCGGAGCGCGAGGCGACCAACACCGGCATTATGGGTCTGTCGAGCATCGCTTTCCTGCTTCTGGCGCCGATGTTCTACTTTGCCGCCGGCCTCAACCGGCGCCCGGGTGTGATCGACGCTTGGCTGCATCCTGAGAAGTTCGAATCCCGCAAGATCGAACTGAAAGCCCATAAGGGTGTCGCCGAACCGGAACCAACGTCGCACAGCAAAACAACCGTGATGACCATCGACGATCCAAAGGCGAAGCGCGACATCGCCCAGATGATCAAGGATGCCATCGAAGCGGGTAGCCGGTCTGCACCGGCCGGTGCCGCCGCTTAATGGGCATTGAACGCCTGAACTTCGGGACGGCGGGCAATAACGACGGGGAAGTCCTCCGTACCGCCTTCCTGAAGCTCGATGCAAACGATGCCGATCTTGACGAGCGTGTAACAACGCTCGAAACCGTCGGCGCACCCGATCTTGCAGCTCACATCGCGGACCCCGCGGGCGCACACGATGCGTCCGCGATTTCGTTTACGCACCCGGCGACCGGTGCGGTTCTCAGAACCGTTCGCGCCAAGGCAAGCGAGAGTCTGAGCGTCTTCGATTTCGGCGCAGTTGGAGATTGTACCGGCGTTGGCGTTGGAACGGATGACGCCGCAGCTATCCAAGACGCTTTCGATTGGGTCGGGGCAGGGTCCTTTCGGGAGCTGATTTTCCCTGCTGGCTATCGGTTCCGCGTCGGTAGCGCGTGCACGCTCGACCTTGGCGGAAGTTCGCCGACGTTCCGGCGCGGTCAGCGCGTTATCATGCTCTCACCCATCACACCGGACGCTTCCGCGTTCGACGCCTTCACGATCCACAATGGCTGGGAAGGCCACCTCGTTCTGACCGCCTTCGAAGGGGGCGTTGACGCAGACTACGACCAAGCTGACCCTTCGGGTGGCTCTCAAGCGTTTGTGCTCCGTGGTCTGCGCGGTTTCACGGGTGGCGTCAGGGGGCGAAGTCTCGCCGGGCGGCTGCTGCGCATCCCGCCGCAAATAGGATCGGAACCGAAGTTCTCAAGCACCATCCTCGAATACATTTATTACGAGGCGTCCAACACAGGGCAGGCCTACTACATCGATAGCGGTCAATCCGCCTTCGGCCACATCGATAAGGTCTGGGTCTACTACGGCAAGTACGGCCCCCACTTTCGCGACACGCAGGACATTTCGTTCGGGCGCTTCGCCCAAGGCACGCAGAACCTCGGTGGCGCGACGTTCAAGGGTTGCGTGTCCGTTCACTTCGGGATTCTAGACGGTGCCGACGTAACTTCCCCCTACGTCTCGACGCCAATTCTGATTTCCGACAATCCAGACACATCCAAAGAAGCCTACAACATCTCAATAGGGCAGGCGACAATCGTCCCTGGCCTGGATGGGCTCGTATTGCGCAACATCGGCGCTGGCGGCACCTATCGCACCGGTTGCGTGATCGGAAACCTTACGACGCTGAGCAACAGCGGGATTGGCCTGACGGTCGACGGCTGCAAGAACGTCTCGATCGCAAACCATGACAGCCGCACGGAAGGCAAGGCCCTCAAGATCATGGGTGCGTCAGAGAACATCGACATTAATTGTGGGTATGCCGGTGTCGTCGGGACTGCAATTGAGGTTGCCGGCACGGCGGAAAACGTCGTTCTTCGCGGCTTTATCAATGAAGCGAACACCGCGAACACCGGCAGCACGTCGGTTGTGGACGTCACAACCACTGGCAAGGTGGTGTTTGACGATTTCAGCAACAAATCAACGAATGGCGATTACGCCTATGATCTGCCATCCGGCAACAACGTCCATTTCCGCGGGGGCGAAGTTGCGATAACCGGCGGTGGCGCAAAGTTCAGCAACCCGCCAAAGCGCTTCCTCGACCTGGACGGGTATGGCTCCGGGCGGTTCAACGTCCATGCACAGTCATCTGTTGCCGCGTCCCACACCGGCAACACGAGCGAAACGAATTTGGCGACTGTTTCTGTTCCGGCCGGCGCAATCGGTGCCAACGGACGATTGCGCATCACGGCGCAGTTCAGCTATCCGAACAGCGCCAACAACAAGATTTTGCGGGTTCGGTTTGGCGGCACGGCGTTTCACGTTGTCACCGTTACGACGACGACGCACACGAAGTTCCAGATCGATATCGGTAACAGGAACTCCGCGAGCTCCCAGGTCGCTGGTGTAACAGGCCTCAATTCCGGGTTCGGCGCGTCAACGAGTGCGATGGCAACCGGCACTGTCAACACAGGAAACGCCCAGAACATCTTGCTTTCTGTTCAACTCGCAGACGGCAGTGAAACGATTGTGCTCGAAAGCTACGATATTGAGCTTCTCTATGCGGCGTGACGCTCTAAAGCACACGATGGAGGATGGACAGAATGCCAACGCCCAACTGGCGGTTTAGAGACCTGCGCATCGACGACACGTCCGTGAACTTCACCATCGACACGACTATTCCCGTGAGGGTCGATCACCAGCCGATCTCTGGGATCACCACCACAAACCAGCTGGTGAACGGCAACACTCTAGTAACAATCAGGAGATGAACAATGGCCAAAGAGGCCATATCACGAGTAGCAAAGGCAACTGCAAGAACAGTCCCAAAACAACTGACGCCGTTCAAGCCCGGTCAGTCGGGCAACCCCAAGGGACGGCCGAAGGGCTCACGCAACAAGCTCGGCGAGGACTTCCTGAGTGCGCTGCAGGCCGACTTCGCGGAGCACGGGCCGTCAACCATCGTGAAGGTGCGCGAAGAGCGCCCGCACGAATACCTCAAGGTCATCGCCGGCATCTTGCCGAAGGAACTCAACGTCAACACGTCGCGCGTAGAGGAAATGAGCGATGATGAACTTGCAGACGGAATCGCCGCTCTCCAATCCATTCTTGCTGCTCAAGCAGCTCGAGAAGGAAGCGAAAAGACGCCGCGACACTAACCGGCTGAAGTTCTACGCACCGTACCGCAAGCAGCGCGAGTTCCACGCCGCCGGGAAGGACAAGCGAGAGCGCCTGCTGATGGCCGCCAACAGGTTCGGAAAGACACAGTGCGGCGCGGCTGAACTGGCGATCCACCTTACCGGCAAGTACCCTGACTGGTGGATCGGCAAGCGCTTCGACAGGCCGGTCAAGGCATGGGCCGCTGGCGTGACGGGTGAAAGCACTCGGGACGTTGTTCAGGACAAGCTCTTGGGGCCGCCGCAGCGTCAGGAAGAGTGGGGGACCGGGTTCATCCCGAAAACCGACATTGCTGACAGTTCGATGGCGCGCGGCATTGCGGATGCGATCGACACGGTGTCTGTCGCTCATGTTGCCGGCGGCTTCTCAACGCTCCAATTCAAGAGCTACGAGAAGGGTCGAGAAAAATGGCAGGGCTCTGCCTTGGACGTGGCGTGGCTCGATGAAGAGCCCCCAGAAGACATCTACTTCGAGGCTCTTACTCGAACAAACGAGACTAAGGGCATGGTATATTTGACCTTCACCCCGCTCATGGGGATGAGCAACGTGGTTCACAGGTTCCTTTATGGCGACTGAGTGGAAAGCGTCCCGGCTGTTTCCCGACTACGACGTATCGAACGACGGGAGAGTACGGCGCAATGTTCAAGGTGGCAGGCGCTACCCCGCCGGATATGAACTCGCCTCCAAGCCGCACAAGCGCGGTTATCGGTATTTCATTCTGCGCCGGGATGGCAAGGACTTCACGGTGCTCGCGCATAGGCTGGTCGCAATGGAGTGGATCGGAGAGGCACTGAGCACGGCTCACGAAGTCGCCCATAACGACGGCAGCCGAGTGAACAACCACGTCAGTAACCTGAGATGGGCGACGTCGGCAGAGAACCAGGCTGACAGGAAAAGGCACGGAACCTACACGATAGGCGAACAGGCGCCTTCAGCAAAACTGACCGACTCTGACGTCTATGAGATACGTCAAGCCTACTCAGCAGGAGGTCGCCGCTACGTGGGCGGTTCGGTAACAATGGAAACTATCGCGAAACAGTTCGGCGTATCGCTTGCTCAGGTGAGCAGAGTGGTCAATGGCCGACAACGTTCTCACGCAGTTTAACCACCCGGACCGCGCCGTCATTGTCGCGACGGTGGAAGATGCTGAGCACTTCTCTCGGGAAGAAATCGACCGCATCATCGCGAGCTACCCGCCGCACGAACGCGAGGCCCGCACCAAGGGCATCCCGACGATGGGCTCGGGCCGCGTGTTTCCCGTGTCGGAAGAGATCATCCGCATTGAGCCGCTGTCGATCCCGAAGCACTGGCCGCAGATCAACGGCATGGACTTTGGCTGGGATCACCCTTTCGCCGCCGTCAGTCTCGCCTGGGACCGGGATGCCGACTGCGTCTACGTGACGAAGGCCTACCGGCAGAAAGAGGCAACGCCGGTCATTCATGCCGCAGCCATCAAGCCGTGGGGCGATTGGGTGCCGTGCGCCTGGCCGCATGACGGCTACCAGCACGACAAGGGCTCTGGCGATCAGTTGTCGGAACTCTACCGCAAGCAGGGGCTCAACATGCTGTCCGAGCACGCGACGCACACTGAGGGCGGGACGGGTGTTGAAGCAGGCCTGATGGAAATGCTCGATCGGATGCAGACGGGCCGCTTCAAGGTGTTCTCGAACTTGGGCGAGTGGTTCGAAGAATTCCGCCTGTATCACCGTCTCGACGGCAAGCTCGTGAAGGAGCGCGACGACTTGATCTCTGCAACTCGCTACGGGGTGATGATGCTGCGCTTTGCCGGAACTGAGCCGAAGGCCTGGAGCAGCTTCAAGCCGGCGCGCTCCGGCGACTGGATGGGCACGTGAAGGAAATCACCGAGGATGCGCTTGAGCATCTGATGCTGGCGCATCCGCACGCTGTCATCGAAGAGCGCGACGGCGCCAAGATCGTCCGCATCCCGATGTACGACATCAACATCGACCGCTCGTGGTGGGAAGAGCGCAAGGTGAAGCCCAATCCAGACGGTTCCTCGAAGTTCAAGGCCGGTGACGTGCTGCATCACACCAAGACCGGCTCGCCGTTCAGCATCGTTGACCCGCTGAAGGCGTTTCTGCGCGTTCGCCGCGGCTCCAAATCGGAAGATTGATGGAAGATCTCGTCAAAGAGGCACGCGAGGCCATCGACCTCTCGTACCAGTACGACAAAGACAACCGTCGCGAAGCTATGGAAGACCTGCGCTTTACCGCAGGTTTTCAGTGGTCGGATGCCGCGCGTCAGGAGCGCGCCGGCCGTCCGATGATCACCATCAACCGGTCCTCACAGTTTTTGCGTCAGGTTTCCAACCCGATCCGGCAGAACATGCCGACGATCAAGGTGGAGCCCGACAACGACGAAAACAGCGACATGGCGGAAATCGCCAACGGGCTGTTGCGGCGCATCCAATACAACTCATCGGCGGGGCACGTATACGCCAATGCGGTTGAGCACATGGTTGCCTGCGGCATCGGCTGGTTTCGCGTCGTGCAGGATTACATCGATCAGGAGAGCTTCGATCAGGAGCTTCTGATCAAGCGTATCTTCAACCCGCTGTCCGTATACCCCGACCCGGCAGGCATGGAGCCCGACCGCTCCGATATGACCTGGTGCCTCGTGTCGGAACTGATGCCGCGCAAGGCCTTCGATCTGCGCTGGAAAGGCAAGATCGCGACCAGCATCGACACCGGAGGCAACCAGGATTCCGGCAACGTCGTGGCGTGGAATGCCGGCGAATACGTCCGCGTCGCCGAGTTTTGGCGCCGCAAGGAAGTCATGAAGACGGTGGCGCAGTTGCCGGACGGTTCCGCGCACGATCTGACGGATGCCGGTGAGAAGAATATCCGCGAGTACATGGCCGCCGGCATGATCGTCAACGTGCGCAAGGTCAAGTCGCACAAGACGGAAATGACGCTGGTATCGGGCGCCGATCAGCTCGAGGAAACCTACGAGTGCCCATGCAAGTGGATACCGCTGATCCCGGTCATTGGCGCAGAGATCCCGCTTGACCAGGGCGTCTACCGGCACGGGCTTATCCGCTTTCAGCGCGAGCCGCAGCAGTTGCACAACTATTTCATGTCGGTTGCCGCCGAAAGCCTCGGGCAGCAGCCCAAAACGCCCTACCTCGCGACGCCGGAACAGATCGGCGAGTACAAAGACCTTTGGGACAACGCCAACAAGAACGCGACGCCGTATCTGCTTTATAAGCCAGATCCGCGCGTTCCGGGTGGTCGCCCGGAACGCGTTGCGCCACCGCCACTGCCGGCGGGCCTCATCCAGATGGCGCAGATGCTCGCCGACGACATGAAGGCGACGACAGGTATTTACGACGCCGCTCTTGGCGCCCGGTCGAATGAAACGTCCGGCGTGGCGATCGGACAGCGGGTTGAGCAAGGCCAGCAGGCCACGCTGCACTTCGTCGACAACCTCGAGCACGGCCTAGAGCACCTTGGCCGCGTGCTCTTGGACATGATCCCGAAGGTCTACGACAACGAGCGCACCATTCGGATCATGGGCGAGGATGACACGGAAAAGTCGGTGACCGTCAACAAGACGCTAATGAAGTTCGACGGCGCTGAATTGAGGCACAACGACATCGCGAAAATGAAGTTTTCGTCGGTTCGCGTCGTGCTTGGCCCGTCCTATGCGTCGCGGCGTCAGGAAGCCGTCAACCAGATGGTGCAGCTCTCAAGCGCCGTGCCGGCCGTAGGCGAACTGGGCGCCGATATCATCGTGCGCAACATGGACTTCGACGGCTCGGAGGAACTGGCCGAGCGCTTGAAAGTGGCGAACCCCGTTGTGCAGAAGATGCAGCAGGCCGAACAGGGCCCGCAAGCCGACCCAATGGCCGAGCTGCAGATGCAGGGCGCGGCGCAGATGATGCAATTTGAGTTGTCGGGAGCCGAGGCCAAGGCCGGTCAGGAGCAGGCGAAAGCGGCTCAGGAAGCGGCCAAGGTCGAAGGCGCTCAACTCGACAACGCGTTGAAGGTGAAGAAGTTGCGTGAACCTCCGCCGCGACCCGGAAACGGTGTCAACGCTGGTCAAAGAGCCCCCGCCAATTAGGCGGGTTTTTTAATGGGCAAAAGATGACAGATACGATCCCCGCGCCGTCGCCGGTTACGACGGAAACTGTTCCGAGTTCACCCGCCCCGTCTGCGGAAAAGACGGAAACAGCAGGCCAGTTAGTATCCCCGCAGGCTTCTGAGACGGAGCCCGCCGGTCAAGAGCAACAGCCCCCCGATCTGAAGACCTCAGAGCCGGAAGAGCCAACGGAAGGCCAGAAACGGCGCAAGGAACGCAACCAACAGCGCTGGCGGGAAATGAAGGCGGCGGCGAGCGAGGTCGAAAGGCTCCGCGCGGAACGTGCCCTCTATGCGCCCCGTCAGGTCGATTACACCGCGATCAGCGATCCCGATGAAGTGCTGGCTGAGAAGACGGCTGCAAAGCTGACGGAACAGCAGCGTGCCATCCACGATCAACGCATCGAGGTCGCGACCAAGGCGCAAGAACGTGCGCTCTTCGACGCCTGGGACGGCATCAAGGCCGATATGCGGGAGCGCGTGCCCGACTTCGACCAGGTCGTCAACGACCGAACGCCGATCCATCAGCGCGCCGCCCCCTTCATCGTCGAAAGCGAAAAGGGCGGCGACATCGCCTACTTCCTTGGCAAACACCCCGACGTTGCTCGCGATCTGTTTCAGAAGTTCGAAACTGCGCCTGCCCAAGCCTTGATTGAACTCGGCCGGATCGAAGCACGATTGAGTGCGGCCCCGCCGAAGGCAGCAACCCAAGCCCCAAGACCCGCCCCCGTTCTTTCCGGTGGCGCCAATCCATTGGCGTTCGACCAGAAGACCGCGGGCGTCGCGGATATTCAGGCCCAGCTCAAAAAGGCTGGCGTCATCCGCTGATGGGCGCATGAGAAAGCAACAGAGAGATGTCTAACACCACACTCCAGGCCGATGTCGTCGCGAAAGCGGCGCTCGCGATCCTCGATAACGAACTCGGCTGGGTCAACAAGCTCTACCGGGATCACGAAAACGAGTATTCCAAGAGCGTCAACGGCTACAAGGTCGGGGACACCATCCGCATCCGCCGCCCCGCCGACTTCACGGTGCGAACCGGCGCCACGCTCTCAACGCAGGACGTGATCGAGGGCTACACCACGCTTGTTGTCGACCAGCAGATCGGTGTCGACTTTTCGTTCGCGTCGACCGACCTGACCTTGAAAATCGAGGATTTGTCGGAACGCGTTATAAAGCCCGCCATGACGAACATCATCAACTACATGGCGAACGATGTCGCGACCAAGATGTACCAGGGCACCTACAACCTCGTGGGCACGGCCGGTCAGACGATCAACTCGTTTGCCGACTTCGCCAAGGCTCCCGAGCGTCTCGACGAAATGGCGGTGCCGCAGGACGGCCGTCTGGCGATCCTGTCGCCGGCCGACTATTGGGGCCTTGTCGGCGCACAGACGAGTCTCAACAACAACACGCTGGTGGCTCAGGCGTTCAAGGAAGGCATGTTGCCGAACGTCGGCAATGTGGACATCTATATGAGCGCGGTCACGCCCACGCATCTGATGGGCACGGCCGACAACACAACGCCGCTGACCGATGGCAACTCGCAGCAGGTCACCTACGACACGGCCAAGAACACCTGGACGCAGTCGCTGGTAACGGACGGCTGGGATTCGTCTTCGACGCTGACTGCCGGCACGGTGTTCACGATCGACGGCGTCTACATGGTCAACCCGAAGACCAAGGCCACGACCGGCATTCTGCAGCAGTTTGTTGTGGCAGCGAACGTCACGGCAAACGAAACCACGACGGCCGACACGACACTGACGATTGCGCCGCCGATCATCGTGACCGGCCCGCATCAGACGTGCACCTACTCGGGCAACTTCGACGGCCGCACGATCACCCTTATCGGCACCACGTCCACGAACTACCGCCAGAACATGGTGTTCCACAAGAACGCGATGGCCTTGGCGATGGTGCCGATGGAGTTGCCTTCGGGGGCGTATGGCGCGGCGCGCGAGTCCTACAAGGGCATGAGCTGCCGCGTCATTCCGATCTATGACGGCACCAACGACCTGAGCAAATGGCGTCTCGACCTGCTCTATGGCCGCCGTCTGCTCGATCCGCGGCTTATCACGCGCGTCTACGGATCGCCGTAACGCGACACAGGGAAGGGGTGCGTCTGTCGTGCCCCTTCCCTCACAGCCAACAGGGGGAAGAATGGCGGTTACACTGCGAAAGAAACGGCGCAAGGTCTGGCTCGCAATCCCGTCCTATGGCGGGGTGGCTTCGATTGCGACCTACAAGAGCGTCCTCCACGACATGTTCCGGCTGGTGCTCGACGGCACGGAGGTCAGGATTTTTGACGAGTTGGGCCACGCCGATATCTACGCGTTGCGGGCGCAGATCGTGGCGCACTTCCTCGCCGACAAGGACGCCACCGATCTGATCATGATCGACAGCGACGTGGCCTGGGAAGGCTTCGGGCTGCAAAGCCTGCTGGCCCATGACGTGGATCTGGTGGCGGGCTCGTACCCGAAGCGCAAGGACCCTATCGAGTTCATGTTCCGCTCCTGCCGCGATGCCGGCGAACCCTTAATGGGCGATCCGGGGACCGGGCTGATCGAAGTGTGGGGAATGCCGGGCGGCTTCATGCGGTGCCGCCGCGCGATGCTGGAAAAGCTGGTCGAGGCGCACCCCGAGTTGATGGCGATCGACCGCGACAGCCCCACGGGCAAAACCTGCCGGCTGTTCGACCCCTATTGGTTCGACACGGTTGAAGCGGACGGATCGAAGGGCAAGCGGGTGCTGTCGGAGGATTACGCCTTCTGCCAGCGATGGCGCGATTTGGGCGGCAAGGTCTATCTCGACGCCTCGATTGGCATGGCGCACATCGGCACGAAGGCGTTCCACGGCAAGCTGGGCGATTGGATCAAGGCGGAAGAGAAGAAGGCCGAACCGCAAGGGGAGGCGGCATAATGGAACTGCTGCTGGGCGCCGGCGCGCGACGCGACAAGGTTCTAAGGCTGGAAGGCCGCCCCGATCATTGGGAACAGTTGGTCACGCTCGATTTCAACGCCGACCACAATCCCGATGTCGTACACGATTTGAACGTGTTTCCGTGGCCGTTCGCGGATAACACCTTCGATGAAGTGCACGCCTACGAAGTGATGGAGCACTTAGGCACGCAGGGGGATTTCCGGCGCTTCTTTGCCGATTTCTCGGAAATCTGGCGCGTCTTGAAACCGGGCGGGGTGTTCTGCGGCACGTCGCCCGTCTGGTTCGGGCGGTGGGCCTGGGGCGATCCGGGGCACACGCGCATCATCAGCCTGGAATCGTTCACCTACTTGCAGCAGCCCGAATATATCAAGCAAGTCGGCAATACGCCGATGACGGACTATCGCTTTTGCTATGCGGCGGACTTCGACGTGGTGGCGGCGGCGGTCGATGAACAGGCGGCGGTCTTTCAATACGGCCTGCAAGCGGTGAAACCGTCGCGCATCAAGCGACAATTGAGCGAGGCAGCATGAGCACGCTGGACGAACTGAAGCGCAAATATTCGGGCGGAACCGTTCCCGATTGGGAACTGGAAAAGGCGGGCCTGAAGCCGTCAGCCGGCAAGGCCGAAGAGCCGACACCGCCACGGCGCAAGATCAAGCTGCCGAAGGTCGAAGAACCGGAAGAAGAGGCCGATGGCGACAGCGACTGAGATTGCAACCCGTGCCTTGAAGCGGCTTGGCGTGGTGCCTGCGGGCGCGACGCCGGCCGCGGCCGATGTCACGGATGCCACGACGGAACTGAACGGCATGATCGCGAGCTGGGAAGCGGACGGGCTTTCCGGCGACGTGCTGCCGCTCGACGCCCGTTTTGAGCAGGCGATTGTCGATATGCTGGCGCTGCGCCTGTGCGATCCCTACGGGGTGGCGCCGACACCGCGCATTGAGAGCAACGCCGCGGTGGGCTGGTCGCAGATCCAGGCGGCGTTCTTTGCCGTGCCGCGATCGCGCTTTGACACCGCGCTGCGCTACACCGGGCACTATACGGACATCGGCTTTATTGTGGGCGACGTGACGGCGAATATCTCGCCTTGGGCGGCAGAGACCGCCTACAGCCTGCGTCAGTTCGTGACCAACAACGCCAACGTCTATGAATGCGTGACGGCGGGCACGTCGGACACAAGCGGAGGCCCATCGGGAACGGGCTCTGAAATCGTGGACGGCACCTGCGTCTGGTGCTTCCGCCGCGTGGATGGCGCCTGATGCCGATCACCGCCATTTCACTCGGTCTCAAATCAGCACCCGCCCGCTTCAAACAGGGCGGCTCCGCCGTCATTATCAACGGCTTCGCCGAACAGGTTGGCGAAGAAGGCAAAAGCCCGTGGCATATCTATTCCTCCGATGGCTTGCAGGGCCTCGCGGACCTCGACGCGGTGACGCCGGCTGACGGTGGCGTCAGGGCCGCTCTCAACCTCGACGGCGTTCTCTACGTGGTGGCCGGCACCCGCGTCTACAGGGTCACCGCCAACGGCACCGTGACGCTGCTCGGCTCAATGAGCATTTCCGATACCGGCCCGGTGTTCATGGAGCGCAACCGCCGCGCGACGCCGGACATCGCCATCGTTTGCGACGGCCTCATGTACTACGTCCGCGCCGACGTTCTGGCACAGGTGGTCGATGCGGATCTGCTGGCGCCGACCTCGCTGTCATTCGTGGACGGCTATTTTGTCATCGGCACGGCCAACAATAAGTGGCAGATCGGCGCCATTGACGACGCCAGCGCCTGGGATCCGCTTGATTTTGCCAGGGCCGACGCCAATCCCGATGCGGTCGTCGTTGTGTCCGCGATGCAGAGCCAGGCGGTGATCGTTGGAGAGTTGTCGACGGAATTTCACCGCAATACGGGGAATGCGGATTTTGCCTTTGAGTTCGTGACGTCGGCCGACGTCGGATGCCTTGCGGCCGGATCGGTGCAGAAGCTGGAACAGTCGATTGCGTTCGTGGCCTCCGACCGCACGGTGCGGATGTTCGTCGGTTACGAGGCCCGCCGCGTCTCAAGCCACGCGGTTGAGCGCGATATCGAAAGCCTGACGGACCGGTCGATCATCAAGTCGTCGACCTGGGTGAAGGATGGGCACACGTTCTATTCCATTACTGCGCCGGGGTTCTTCACGTGGACATACGACACCGTCACGGCGCTCTGGCACAAGCGCAAGAGCTACAACCGGCCGGATTGGCGGGTGACCACGGTTACGGCCTTTGACGGCAAGCTGATCGCGGGCGATGCCGACAGCGGCAAGCTCTATGAGATGAGCGCGGCATTTACCGACGAAGCGGGCGAACCATTGGTCATGGAGGTCATTACGCCGCCGGTTCACGCCTTCCCCTATGAAATGCGCCACGACTGCCTCTATCTGGATCTGGAACGGGGTGTGGGCACCGGGCAGGGCGACGCGCAAGACATCGATCCTGAAGTGATGATCGATTGGAGCGAGGATGGCGGCGCGACGTTCGGCAACGAACGGGTGCGCAAGATTGGGCAGCAGGGCAAGGGCGTCATCCGGGTTGACGTTCACCGGCTTGGCATCGCGCCGGTCGACGGACGGGTTTACCGGTTTCGGATATCGGCGAAGGTGCGGCGCGGGTTTTATGGCGCGTCGCTGCGAACGACGCCGTTGCAGAGGGCGGCATGAGCGACATACCGCTTCCCACCCCCATGCCGACAGGTCTTATGGACGCCAAGGGGCAACCGACGCAGACCGGCTACAAGTATTTTGAGTCTCTGGGTCAATCAGCACGTTCTCAATCTCAGACGATCGCCGGCAAGGCCTCCGTCAATCAGACCTGGGAACAGTCATTCTATCTGGAAGCGCCTGAAGCCGGCGACTACCGCATGGTTGTCCGCGCCGGTGTTGCTCGCAAGATCACACGGGTCACGACGCGAGCGACGGCCGGCACATGCACGCTGACGGTTAAACTCGATACAACGGCGCTCGGCGGCACGGCGAATTCGGTCACGACCTCGGAACAGAGCCAATCGCATTCGTCGAACAATGACCTGGCTGCCGATCAGGACATCGTGTTCACGTTCTCGTCGGTGTCGAGTGTCGCCGGTGTCTCAGTTACACTTTCTGGAACGCTCACCCTCGCCGCATGAGCGTGATCTTTCCGCCGGTGGTGATTTCCGGGTTCCGCGCCAAGGCCGTCACCTTCGACGGCAGCAACGACTATGTGTCTCGGGCTGGTGTCTCTGGTGCTTCGGCAGGAAGCGCGGCAACGCTCTCGTTTTGGGTCAAATGGGCGAACGACGATACGTTTCAGTCAATTTTGTTCCTGGCACAGTCTGGGGACATCACGTTCTACGTCAGGCGCGATGAGTTCAACTATATCGACGTTTACGGTGAGAATTCAGGCGGCACGGTCCTCATAAGGATACGATGCGCTGCGGACACCTCGAAAGTTTCACACGGTTGGCAGCATGTCCTTGTGAGCTTCCAACTGAACAGCGACGCCAAAATCTACATCAACGATACCAATGCGACGTTTCTTGTTCCCGTCAACTCGTCAGGATCGGTGGATTTCTCGACCAATGAAGCGGTGGTCGGGGCATCGCAGCCAGCATCGTTCCTCAACAAGCTGAACGGCGATCTGGCCGAGGTCTGGTTCAATACGAGCTACTTGGACCTGACGGTCGCAGCCAACCGGCGCAAGTTCATCAAGTCCAACGGCAAGCCCGCAAATCTCGGAAGTGACGGCTCGTTGCCGACTGGATCACAGCCGCTCCTGTACTTCCGCGGTCCGGCCACTTCGTTCTCGACCAATCGCGGCACAGGCGGAGCGTTCACCCTGACCGGCGCGCTTACCGACGCCGCAACGTCACCATCGGATTAGAGGGCATCATGGGCTTTCTCGACAGCTTCACCGGCAAGGCACAGCGCCGTGACATCGTTGCCGCGCAGGGCAAAGCGTCGGCTGCTTTGGACAAGGGCTATGCCGACAGCATGGGCCGCTACGATCAGGCGGCCGACCTTTACGACCCCTATGCGCAGCAGGGGACGAAGGCCAACGACTTCTACTATAATGCGCTCGGACTGAACGGCGGCGAGGCGCAAACGGGCGCCATCGATACGTTGACCGGCAATCCGCTGTTCCAAGGGCAGCTCGGCAACGATTCCAACGCGCTCGCGAAACTGTTGAACGCGCGGGGTGCATCAGGCGGCGGGCTCGCCAACATCGCGGCACAACGGGTATTTCAGCAGACAGCGGGCAACTGGCTAGATCGGTATCGGGATGCAGGGCAACAGGGTTTCCAGGCGACAGGGGCACAGGCGAACATTCGCGCCGGTCAGGGTGATGCGGCCTATGGCTACGGGGCGACCAAAGCAGGCAACCAGATCAACTACGGCAACGCGCTCGCTGAAACCCGCGGGATTGGCGTGAATAACCTGCTCAACATCGTCGGCACCGGCATCAAGGGATATAACGCGCTCTACAATGGAGGGCGGACCTGATGGCGAACTACTTCGTCAATCTGCCCGCAGCCCAGGTCCCGCGCAACGCGCTGCTCGATCTAGAGCCCGTCAACAACGCGCTGGAATCCTACCGGCAGCAAAGCAACCTGAACCGGCAACGCTCGGACATGCTGGAAGAGCGCACGTATCAGCGCGGCCGGGATGCAACGCAGGATGCGCGCGTCGCCAAAAACGACGCCCGCGCCGACGTGGAATGGTACGGCAAGGCGTCCGCCGCCGTTGACCGGCTGCAAGGGCAGCAACGCGTGGCGGCATGGCAGCGGGTTTTGCAGCGTCACGGCGGGCAAGGATTGACGCGGGAAGAAATGGACCCGGTCACAGGACCGAAACTGCTGATGGCAGAGGCAGGCCAGTGGCGCGATCCGCGCGATGACCAGATGAAGGATTTGGAACTTCAGAAGACGCAGACGGGGATTGATCTCAACCGGGCCAATATCGCAGCGGCAAGCCGCAGAGCCGACAACGTCGTTGAGGTCGATGGCCGATTGGTGCGGGTGGAGCCGGGTGGCGGGGCCACCGAAATCTACAGCACGCCAACAGCGGGCAACAGCAAGGCGCCATCAGGATTCGAGTGGGACCCGGCAAAGCCCGGAGCCCTGCGGCCGATCCCAGGCGGGCCCGGAGAGTTCCGGTCGTTCACAGAGACGCAGACAAAAGACGCCGGTTTCGGCGCGCGAATGCTGCGGTCCGAGGATAGCCTCGACAGCGTTATGTCGAATTACGACCCGACGCGCGCTCGCAATGCGTACTTCCCGGACCAGTCCGGTCTGAGCAACCTCTACACGGCCAACCTGATCAATTCTAAGGAGTGGCAACGGTACATTCAGGCGTCGCGCGAAAGCATGGCGGCGCTGCTGCGCAAGGACACTGGCGCGGCGATTTCCGACCAGGAATTTGAGCTTTATTTTCCGATGTACTATCCGCAGCCGGGAGACAGTCCCGAAGTCGTGCAACAGAAGAAAGCCGCGCGGGAAGAAATCGCGCGGGGTCTGGCGGCTGGCTCTGGCGGCGCATTCGAGAAATCCTACCCTGACCGGGCCCGCATTCTCGGTGGTGGCCAGCAGGGCGCGCAAGGCCAAGCACCAACGCAAACGCAAACGCAAACCAAAATCATCAACGGCAAGACCTATATCAACGTTGACGGACAGTGGTTCGAACAATGAAACCTGTCACCGATCCCGCCGTACTTCAGCAGTTGAACAGTCAGCGCCGGCCGGTCACCGACCCGGCAGTGCTGGCACAATTGAATTTCGGCTTGGACTTCGCCGGGCCGGAAGAGGCGACGCGCGCGGCGATTGCGAAACTGCCGGACCAGCAGAGATCCGCTGCCACCGATCTTTATGGCCGGTTCGTTGTCGCAACAGAGCCGATCCAGAACGATCTGCCGTCACCGGCGGCCGGAATACCGTTTTCCGATGAGATCGCCAGCGCCGGCAATGCCGCTCTCAGTGCGGTGACGGGCGGGCGATTTGGCCGCCCCTACGACGAAGCCATGGCGGTCGAGCGGGCGCGCCGCGAGCGGTCAAACGAGCGCTACCCGGTGCTGTCTACCGCAGCAACGGTCGGTGGCGCCCTCACCTTGCCGATGGCCAATCGCCTCCGATCGACCACTGCGGGCGGGCGATTGGCTGAAACAACAGCAGTTGGTGGCGGCTATGGCGCCGTTGCGGGATTGTCGGAAGGGCAGGGCACGGAACGGCTGGAAAACGCCGCCGAAGGCGCGGCTTGGGGCGCCGGCCTCGGCCTTGGTATCGGAGCTGTTGCCGAGACGGCGCGCGGGGTGCAGAGGGCGGCGGCGCGCACCGGCCAGACCGGCGCTTACGACAAGTTTTCGCAGCAGTTGGGCGACACGACGCTTGACCAGCTTGCCGACGACGTGGCGGGCGGAGCGACAAGGCAGAACGCCAATATCAACCGGCAGACGCTCGATATGCTGGGCGAAGAAATGGTCCGCGCCGGTAATCCGCAGGCCGCGGCGCAAGCGACCGTGCAACGCCTGGTCAACGAGCTCGGCATGTCGGCGGGTGCCGCCACGGCGCGGTTGCGCCGACTGACCCAGGTGCATCGCGACAGCCCTTTGATGCTGGGCGAATATCCGGCCGTTGCTGAAAGCAACCGCGCCACGCGCCTGACGCGGCCTGAGAACGTCGATCTGGCGGAAGCCAGCCAGATCACCAACAGGGGCACGCAGGACACAATCGACTATCTGGCCAACTCCGGTGTCGGCCGGGCCGTCGATCGCACGCGTAACGCTGTGGAGGATCGTCAGGCCGGTTTGGGCGATTGGTTCCGCGACCGCCTGCAGGCCATGGCACCCGGTGGTCAAACGCTGGACGATGCCGAGAACATGATCGACGGCGTTCGGCGGTTGGCACGGCAGGACTACGACGCTGCTTACAATGCGCCCGGCGGCCCCGCCGCGAACTACCGCATCCTGCACGGGCTGCTGCCTCGGGTGGCCGAACGGCATTTGAACCGGATGCGTGGGCGATCTGGGGAACAGGCCCAAGCTCTTCGGGCGGCCATTGACGAACTCTATATCGACTTGCCAACGGGGCAGCGTGTCATCATGCCGTCGCTGCAAATCGCTCAGGACCAGCGCCAGGCCATTCGCGGGATGATCGAACGGGCCGATAGGGCCGGCAATACGCACATTGTTGCAACTCTGCGCCCGCTTTATCAGGACATCACGCGCGTCATGGAACGGGCGTCGCCGGCATGGGCACAGGCCAATCGCCGCTGGGCCGGCATGAGCCGCATGGAAGACGCCCTCGAATTTGGGCAACGGCTGTCTTCGAAAGCGAGCGTGGCCCAGCGGCAAGCCCTGCGTGAGTTCGATGGCCTCGCACCGGAAGCGCAAGATTTGGTCCGTGTCGGCTGGCTGCAGCAGCAGTTCGACCGTCTCGGGGAGTTGCGCGATACACACGACGTATCGAAGATTTTCGACAAGCAGAACATGATGGCGACGGTGACGCGCCTTTTTGGTCGTCAGGAAGCCGTGACCTTCGCTCGCGCCGTTCGTGATGCGGAAGTTGCCAATCGCTCGACGCGGATGCTGGGGAATTCTGCCACGCATCGCCGGGGCATGATGCAGCGGTCTATGGATACGGAGACGGGGATTGTCGCGGCGGCGGAAAACGCCAGTTTGAGGGGCGCGCGCAACTGGCTCGTGGAGCGAATGATCGGCGTGCTGCGAGACCGCCGCAACGTCCCGCTCTCCGATATTGTCACCACGCCGATGGCAGACACGGCGGCGGTTGCCGGGCATCTGGAGCGCGGGCGTCGGGCGCAGGCACGTCTGCAACATCTTGACCGACCCGCGGCTGTGAGGGGACGCACAGCGGGGGCGGCAGGTATGGTTGTCGGCAGCAACGTGGACGATGCGCAAACCTACGATCCCGCCATGCTGATGATGGATCTTGGCCGCCGCCCCGAGTTGCCCGGCATGATGCGGCTTGGCGGCCCGAAGCCTGATGAAACCAACGCCTTCGTTGGCGTGCCGTTCGGAGATAACGGCGTAGAGACGACTGCGGACATTTCGAATACGCCGCGCAATGTCGGGCTTGGCGAGCGCGGCTTGAATGCGCTCAACGCTTTTGGCGAAGTCTCCCTCGCCTTCGGTCCGATGGGTCACATGCTGAGCGGCCCCGCCGCCGGCATGAACGCGCTGATGCGCCTCTACCAAGGCGGGCCGCGCGCAGCCGCCGCCACCGTGGCCGGTGAACGCGCTCTGCCGCCGCAGGACCCGCAGAAAGTCCTGCAGGGGCTTCAAGACGAAGTCAGCCGGCTGATCGACCACGGCAAGCAGTTCGGCATCAACCCCGGCCCGATGCCGGATTTGCCGCTCTCGGTGGACGAAGAAATCAACCTTCTGACTTCGGTGCGCGACAACCTCGCAAGCCGCATCGCGGGGCGGCAGGCCAAACTCGACGACATAAACGCCAACGCGCCGCCAACATCGGTTCCGGCAACCGATGCCAGACCCGCGATCTTCGAACGCGAAGACACGCTGAACGCGCTTGCGCGCAACCCCTATGTGCAGCCGATCCCCGGCCGGCAAGGGTTCCCGACCAAGCGCGAGCAGCAGGATTTGGCGCGGAACTATTTCGACCGCGGCAGCCGGTTGCCACCGGCTGGGCCGTGGGGCCGTGGCGACATTACGCCGGAAGACATTCGCGCCGTGATGCAGGGCGCGACCGCGCGGCAAGGACGGACGGGCGCACCGCAAAACATGCCGAGCGTGGCAGAAATCATGACAGCGCTCGGAAAGGCCAAAAAGCAGATCAAGGATTTAGAGCAGCAACTTCTGCGCGGGCAAGGCGACAAGCAAGAGCTTACCACGGCACTCGCGAGTGAACGTCAGCGCGTCGACCGCCTCGCAGATGCCGTCACGCATCTGCGAAAAAAGCAGGCCCCCTAAATCTTCAATTTATCGACGCATCGGCGTCCGTTGGCAAAGGCCCGGTACTCGTACTTTTCGCTGTACATAGATTCCAGGGCCTGATCGTTCGTGATCTCGCCGCGCTTCTCCGCCAAGCGGCTCTCGGCCCCCTTCAGAAGCGAGCGTATCAGTCGTTCGCCATCCGGCCAATGCCGATAAATCGCGACCCACGGCTGCAAGGCCCGCGCCAACTTGCGTTTCAGGTTTTTTGGATCGTGAGCAGCGGTCCCCATGCGTCGATTCTGTACCGCAACAGTGGCTTTTCTGTAAACAGACCATAACAGGAACACCCGCACATGGCTGACTCGGTCGCCGTCTTCTCACCCGGCTTTCGCCTGACCGATAGCGATACCGGCGCCACCATATCCGGCGCCATTATCCGCTTCTACGACGCCGGCACAACCACGCCCCGCACGGTCTACGCCGACCAGGATCTTCTAACCGCGCTTGGAACCTCTGTCACCACCGACAGTCTCGGCTATCCGACCTCAAACGGCACCACCAAATCTCTCGTCTACGCCGACACCGCTTCCTACAAGGTCACGATTGAAGACAGCGACGCGGTTGTTCTGGCCACCCACGATCACGTCAAAGGCGCGCTCGATACGGCAGGCTTCGGCGGCTCAGGTGCCGTCACCGCATCCTTTCCGGTCGTCACCAAGTCGCTCGATTATACGGTGCTCGCCGCCGACCAGAACAAGTTGTTTGCCGTCAACTGTTCCTCCGCCGACGTCACTCTGACGCTGCCGTCAGCCGTCACCGTCGGCGATGGCTGGGCCATCCAGGTGCAGCACGCCGGATCCGCCAACCAGGCCATCGTTGCAACCGGTTTCTCGCAAACCATCTCGGAAGGCTCAAAAAGCTACGGCACGTCGTTCTCGCTCGGGCTCAATGGCGAAGAAGCGTGGGTGATCTCGGACGGCGGCAACTGGCGCGTCACGAGCCACACGACACCGTTCCCGAAGGTCATGCCGATCCCGGTCATTGACCGGGTAACGGCGGCGCCGGGCACACCCGTGCAGGGCGGCTACTATCTCGTATCGTCTGCTTACTCGACGTTTTCGACCGGCGACATCATCCAGTATGCCGGCGCGTCTTATGTCGCCTTCACGCCCTACACCGATTGTGGCTGGACGGTCTGGGTGGCGGATGAAGATCTCTACTATCATTTCCGGGGGACGGCGTGGCTGGCGGAATCGGCGTCCGACACCATGCGCGGAACGCAGGAAAATGCCGTCCAATCGGAAATGGAATCGGCCTCAAGCACAACGCTCAACGTCGTTCCCGGCCGGCAACAGTTCCATCCGAGCGCGTGCAAGTGCTGGGGCAAGTTCAACGGCACCGGCACGGTGTCGCTCGATGCCAACTACAACACCACAAGCCTGACCGATGACGGTACAGGCAAATACACGATCACCATCGCAACCGATATGTCGTCGGCCAACTATGCCGCTCTCGCTGACGGGAATGTCGCCGGATCGTCTGGCGCGCTTGCCGTCAACGCCCATACGCTTGCAGCCGGCACATTTAAGATTTTCTCGTCCGATAACAATACCGACACCGATACCGACCCGAACGTTTGCGGCTATGCCCTGTTCGGTGACCAATGACGCGCGAACGCATATTAGCAACCCGCCCTGACGGCGGCGTCGCCATCACGATCCCATCGGAGAACGGCATCCTTTACCTGATGCACGGGCCAACAGGTCCCTGGCACCCGTGGTTTCAATGCTCATGGTGGTTCAGCATTTGGCAGTGGCGCAGCATGGTGAAGCGCGGCGTACCGGTGAAAGCCGCGTGGACCTACGCCCAGACCATGTTGAAGGGCGGCGTCACCCGCCAACAGGCCATCGAAATCATTGCGGCGCGGGATTGCCGTGGCCTCGCAATTGAAATTGTCGACGTGTCCGAGATTCCAGACGACCGCACCTATCGCGATGCATGGCGCCGGTCGCCGAATGGCGGGCCTGTTTGGATCGACGACGACGTGAAAGACCGGATCGAGGAAGAACGCATGTGGAGGCAATATGCGAGAGCCTGAAGAGATGGGCTACTACGCCATCCGCGATGAAGAGAAAATGCCGCGTGCCGTTCATGCCGTGAAAGCACGGGCACCGAAAGACGGCATCGAGATCACTAAGGAACAGGCGATCCAGATCAGTCAGGCGTACCGGGGTGAACGCCCGAAACGCAAATCACCGGCCGACCCGGAAGGATTGGCGGCGATCGTGCTCAACGAGGCGAAAGACCAGATCATTGCGATCGTGAACGAGGCGAGCTCGGACCGGGACGAGGCCATGACCTTGTTGATGCATGAGGTCAAAGCGGGTGATCAGAACCTCGATAACCGGCTGAAGGCCATTGAGCACTTCATCAGCAATCTGGCGCAGAAGGCGGACGATGTGCTGGGGGGTGGGCAATGAAACTCTCCGACGAAGGCCTGCGCTTGGTGAAGTCATTTGAGGGCTACCACACGAGGCTGCCGGACGGGGGCTGCAAGGCGTATCGCTGCCCGGCTGGCGTGTGGACGTGCGGCTGGGGCTGCACAGAAGGTGTGACGGCCAACACCCGCTGGACGGAAGCGCAGGCGACGGAGCGGCTTGCGGCTGAGATCGCGAAGTTTGAAACGGCGGTCGATCAACTCGTCACTGTCCCACTCAACCAAAACCAATTCGATGCGCTGGTATCGTTCGCATACAATTGCGGCGCGGGCGCGTTGAAGAAATCGACGCTTCTGAAACTTGTGAACAAGGGCAAGTTTGAAGCGGCCGCCAAACAGTTTCCAAGATGGAACCGTGGCGGCGGCAAGGTTCTGCCAGGACTCGTGGCGCGGCGTGCCCGAGAAGAAGCGCTGTTCCTGAAACCGATGGAAAAGCCAGACGGCCCCTACATGCCGCAGACCGTCGAGCCGCCCGCAACAGTTTCCACGCCTGTTGCCGTTGGCGGAACAGTTGCCGCCGGAACAACGGCAGGGGCCGCCGCTGGCGTCATCCCCGTTCCGCCCGTTGAAGCACTCGGCATTCTGTCAGCATGGCAGACGGCCGGTGAGCAGGCCAAGAGCTTCATATCGAGCCCGATTGTATTCTGGATTATCGGCGGGCTGGTGACTTACTGGATCGTCTGCCATGCATTGCCGAAGTGGGCGGAGAAGAAATCATGATCAAACTGCTCACGGGTCTTGGAACCCCTCTTGGACGATTGGGCGTCATCGGCTCCCTCATCCTCGCTCTCGTCGGTTTGCGTGCCTGTGACGTTAAAAACCAGCGCTCGATCGGAGAAGAGCGGCATGCAAAGAAAGTGGAGACCGCAACCAATGAAGCCGTGTCTAAAGCCGCTCGTGCTGGCAGCAAGTCTGCTTCCGGTGGCGGGGTGCGCAGCAAATACTACCGCGACTGACGCGGTGAAGGTCGCCGACGCTATTGGCCACATCAAGCCGTCACGGCAAGATACCTGCGAGACGCAGCAGCAAGCCGCCGCGCAGTCCTCCCGCATAGACACGATCAAAACCGGCAAGGAAGTCGTCTACAAGGCCGACTGCAAACAGAAGGGCTGAGCCAATGACCTATTACCGGAACGCTCTGGCATCGTCAGACCTCGTCGATGCACTGTTAGATCAACAGTGGCCCTATGAGCAGAGGCCACAGCGAAGCGCTCTCGAGCCGCATACCACTGTCATGGGCTCGTCGCGGAATGTGTACCAGCCCACCGCTGGTTACCCGAATGGTCCATCAGGGGAGTTCGTCCGCCCGCCTGAAAGTCGAAGAGATGCGGTGTTTGATCAGCAGTACGTTGACCCCATCGTTCCTGGCCAGGTCGGATCACAGAGCGGGCCAGGGGATGAAAGCGCCTACGATTCGTTCGGTCGGTTTGTTCAGGGCGCGGCTAGCCTGCCGGTAGCTGGAATGGGCGCGGTTGGGTCGTTGATGCTCCAAGAACCCGAGTCCTTCCCGGCCGCGTTCCCCGGCATGGTCGGCGGAATGCTTCCAGGGCTGGCGATGATGGGCAATGCCAACGCGGCTAATCCGAACGACGTTTGGCTCAACCAATTCGTGGACTACATGCGCCGTCGTTCGCGTGGTTTGGACTACTGAGGACACGCTATTAAAAGTGCCCGCGTCTTTCAAACCCAAGGGAGCCGCGAGGCCATGACATATGCAAATCCACAACTCGAACGGGTCGCCGCCGGACTTCAAATGGATGCTCTCCGTCGAGCGCCGATTGTGGTGGCTCAAAAGAGAAGTCCATGGGCTGAAGACTACGCCGCGACGAGGAAGGTTCCAAACCTGGATGCCTCGCGATTGGATGACGGCGGGGGCGGGGATAGCGCTGGTGCTGGCGGCAGTGCTCGAGAAAGTTGGCTGGTCTCCGGTTATCGCAGGCTTGGTGAGGTTGTACGGCGGGAAGTGACGGCGTTCTGTCCAGGAACGAAGGTGTTCATGTTGTGCGTGGGCGTGGTCGCTTTTATCGCGGTGGTGTAACTTCACACCTCCACATCCAACACCTCAACATCTCTATAAAGAACCACAAACCCCTTGTTCTGCGAGTAAGGCTCTATAGTGGGGTTTCAAGTTCTGAATCTCTCCTCTTGGTCCGACGTTCCAAGGTCCGAGGTGTCTAATTTTATCGGGCAAGGAATCGAACTCCCCGTCTCTACAGAGCAGGTGTGTTTTGGTATCTGTTGAACGGCGCTTTGCGTAGAGCATTGGGCTATGTGGCTTCGTCTTTTCGCAGGCTCTGAATGTGCAGCGGTTTCCCCCGGTCGTCCGTCCAGACGATTATGTGGTCTGGCAATTCCTCGTTGACCATGACCTTGAACCCGCAAAACTCCATAAGCCCGTGTGGCGCTGGCTTAACAAGATGAGCGTTGTCGAGGATTTGATCCCAAGCGCCACTGCCGACCATCATTCCACGGTAAGAAATCTGGTATTTGGCTGCTTCCACCGCTTTCAAAAAGTCGTTCACGTCTTCCTCATTTTCTCCCCGGAGCTTTGCGTAGAGAACGGGGTTAAGTCTGGCCGTTCGCAATTTCGCAAAGGTCCATGATCCGCATTCGCGTCTGCGTGACAGCCATCTGATCGGACCAGTTCGGCCCTCTATCTCCCCCACACAGCCGCTTGATAGTTTGCAACGCGCTCTCAAGTTCTGCGATGCGCTTGTCTTTTTCGGCAACAAAAGCCGCCGCCCGCTCGGTAGCTTCTTTTATCCGCTGATCCATCAGAATAGCCTGACCGGTCAATTCGTCCTCGCTCATCCCCTATCCCCATAATTGTCCATGACGCCTGCAAAATTGAATTTCACCTATCCTGCATTTTCGTCAGAAAACTTTCCCTTTGACTCGTAACCGGCGAACGGCCCACCGAATGGGCAAGTCCCGTTCTTTCTTCCGCGTCGGCTCGCCACGAACAGCCAACACTTTTGGCACGTCGCGCACTGCCACTCGATCACTCTATCCTCGGGTTCGGTGCAGTAGACGTTGCGCGTGATCTTCGGAACCGTCATCCCCTGTTCCCTACCCTCTCGCCAAGTTCACGACATTGCCGGCGGGCTGAGCCAGATACCGTTCCCACGCCGCCATCATCTTCCGGCGCTTCTCAACCGCAGTTGCGCGCCGGTAGGCCGCCTCGGTCTTGTTCTCGATCGCATGGGCCAGAGCCGCTTCCGCCAGTTCCTTCGGGAAGCTTGTCGCATCGCCCGCCCAATCCCGGAACGATGACCGGAACCCGTGCACCGTCGCCTCAACCGCAAACCCTTTTAAGCACTCAGCCATCGCCGCGAGCGACAACGGTTCCCTGAGTGACGTGGACGGGAACAGCCACGGACTGCCTAGCGCCGCAAGTTCGTCGTAGATGGCCAGGGCGCGGGGCGGCAGCGGCACGCAATGCTCTTCCCGTGCCTTCATGCGGGCAGCCGGGATCGTCCACACAGCACGTCCTCGGTCAATTTCAGCGCGAGACGCTTGCGCCGCTTCGTTCGTCCGGCAGGCGGTCAGGATCGTCCATTCGAGCGCCAGGGCCGAGACGCTATCGAGCCGCCGAAGCCGGACCATGAATGCCGGAACGTCCGCCCAGGGCAGCGCCGCGTGGTGGCCTCTCAGGTGCTTTGACTGCTTTGGTAGGAGCTGATCGATATGGCCCCGCCACAGGGCCGGGTTTTCGCCGGCGCGGTGCTTCAGAACCTTGGCACGGTTGAGAACCCTTTCAATTCGCCCCCGGATCCGTGAGGCCGTCTCAGGCTTTGCCAGCCAGATCGGTTTGAGGACCAAAAGCACGTCCTCCGTCGTAATCTCGTCCACGGGCTTGGACCGCAGCCGGGAGCAATAGGTATCCCCCAGCGTCATCTTCCATTGGGCGATGTGTTTCTCATTCTTGAAGCTCGGGGTTATGGACTCGATCAGGTCGTCGGCGACCTTGCCGAACGTGGGCACGGCGTCGGTCCGCAGCAGAACGTCACGCGGGTCCTTGCCGGCCGCCAGCGCTTCCCGGCAGCGCCGCGCTTGATCGCGGGCAGTGGCCAGTGTGACATCTCGGGCCGGTCCGATGCTTAGCGCCGTCTCGCGCGCTTCACCGCGTCCGCCACGGCGGTAGCGGAACAGCCAAAGGCGCTCCAGCCCATTGCCGCGGTCGCGGATCATCAGATAGAGCCCGTCACCGTCAGCGTAGCGCCCCGGCTCTTTCAAGGTTGCCACTGTCCGTGCCGTGAGTAGGTGTCGCCCCCGCGCCATGTCTGCCCCCTGGTTCCCGCACCGGTCCCCACACCGGTCTGCGGTTGAGGGGAACACCGGGACATTTGAGGCGTCAATCTGAGACATTATAGGCTTGGTTTTTCTGATGTTTTTCGATGATCGGCGACAGTGCGAAATAGCACTCGGGCGGACTCCGTCTCCGCCACGTATTTCACGTAAGTCGCGAGTATAACTTAACTTTCCTGACGCGTCGAATTTTTGGCTCCCGCACCGGCTCCCTCACGGACGCACGCTCGGGGCGCAGCGACTCACCTCCGAAGCGGGCCACAAGTATCCGCGCAACTTCAGATGCCGGCACAACCGTCCGCTTACGGAGCTTGCAAAACGCGATCTCGGAATCGGCGTGCATCCGATAGAGCGTCGCGCGCGACACGCTCAGTGCTTCTGCTGCCTGGTTGATCGTCATCCCGCGCGGAACGTCAGTATCAGCCATGGTTAGTCTCTCTCCACTGGTGGTGGTTGGTTCATGCTGACGCCAGCGTGTGTTGATCCGTCGTCACGTCCGTTCCTCAGTCTTTGCGCACTGCTTTAGAAGAAGGCGGACTGCCTTTTCGAGCCGCGCACCATCGAAAACCGTAACGCTGCACTTGTCGATTGCTCGCAGTCGTCGGCGGCCTTCTTCCTCGTCAATCGTGCCCGCGCGTCGCTCGGCCGCGATCTTTTGGATGGCAATTGTTTTCTTGCGCTGCCGGTCGAGATAGGCGAACCAGCGCTCGCACTCGGTCTTGGCTTCGGAAAGTTTCACGTTCCCTCCTCTGTCTTTGCGAGGCGGGCGGCGAGGTTGCTCGCGCTATATTTTTTGCTGACGTGCGACCAGTCCCCTCCGTTTAATCGGATGGCAACGAGATCGCCGGTTTCCATGCAATAGCCTGCCTCAGCGTCGCTATTGCGCATGATGTACCAGACGATTGCGCAGTCACGCGTTACCAACTCGGTGTGGCGCGCGTCGTTGTTGTAGAAAGCGCCGGGCTCAAACGGCTGGTCGAGTAACACCGGTCCTCCATCATCACTCTTGCTCATGTCTGGTGCCTTTCGTTTCGAGCTTCTTCTTTGCGGCTGCGATGCAGCGCATGTGCGCAGCGCGACACTTCATGGAGTGGGCGATCTCGTCGTCGAATTTGGCCAAGTTTTCTTCCCAAGCTCGGATGAGGCTTGGCGTGATTTCTACCGTCCTCGGGGAAAGGGCCGCATTTGGTTCTATGCCGTCAAAGACGGTGCGCTCGCGTCGCCTAGCGGCCATTACTGCTGCCCTCGCATTTCGGGCACGTGTGCTCGCGGTAGGTGATCTTGCTCATGATGATCGGCTCCGCTCAAAAAGGCGGTACAGCAGCGCGCCGAACACGAAAGCGACGACGTATTCCATCACTCCCCATCCTTCTGTTCGGGTGTTGCGATACGGGGCGGCTCGGGACGCGGACGCCAATGCGTCGCGTTGTGAACGCGAGAACGGCATTGATCGTCGCCATACTGCTCGTCGTATCGCCACCAATGAGCGCCGCTAAACCAGCAGTCAGGTACCCGCGACATGCCGTTCCCAGCGTAAAGACCCGCTGAGCGGCACCACAAATCAACTGGCGTCCCATTCTTCGGCGCACTCTCTATCGTTCGCCATCCGTCATCCTCTTTTGCAATCGGATCACCAGCGGGTGTATCGATACGGGAGAGAGCGGCGCGGACAGTCTGGAGAACGACACGCGTGTTGATTGTCGGCACCTTTCCGTCATGGGTCGTTTCAATCGGGGAAGAGTTCGAAAGAATGGCCTCGGCGAGCACCAGCGCCTCCCGCATCCTTGCGACTTCCGCGACAAGGCCGTCGTGGGAGTTGACGGCGGTGGCAACGCCTTGGGCGATGGCTATCTCTCTGCTGTGGTCTTTGCAGTAGACGCGAGCGTGCCAATCATTGAGGCCGCCCTCGCCGAGGGCGTAAAGCGTCGCGTCATCAGTCAGGACCGGCGTTCTATCTGTCATAGTCACGGCGTCTCTCAAATAATCAGGATCAATTCTCTCAGCTAATCGCGCGTGATCGTGCTCTCATGCGTGGTTCTCGATCATGAGCGCGGCGCGCAATATCGTTTCAGCGTCCTCAACTTTTTCGTGCTGGTGGTAGAGGTTCCGCTTGATGATGTCGGCGGCCTGCGAGGCTGCCTTACGAAGCTTCTCGTTTTCCACGACAAGGGCGTCGTGGGACGCCTCTAGGGCTTCGATCCGCGCTGCTGCTTCGTGAAAGGGGTCGCGCACCGTTCTCTCTGTCATGGAGCGCCTAAGTGCGCGATGTAAGATGTTGTCTAGAGTCATGGTGTCTGCTTCTCCGTGGCGGGCGCGGAGGGGTTCTTGACGATTTCGAAATCGGGGATGTGTCCGTACTCGGCAACGATGTTTACGAATTGCTGCCGGACCTCGGCAGCATCATCGTCGCTGGCGTCTGGAAACGCCGCACGGAACTCCCTAACCTTGTCGTCAATTTTTTCGACAGCGTGGGTCGGCAAAACGATCAATCCCATTTCACTTGCTCTCCGTCTCTTGTTCTCCGCGTGCGCGGGAGAGAAATCACCCATCAGTCGGCGACCTGACGGGCGAGCTTTTCATACGGGTCATATTCGCGAGCGATCCGCAGTTCGTATGCGCCGGGCTCAAGCATGATCGGTGCGTGCGTATCGGTCGGGCGCAGGTGCGTAAGCGCGGTAGGCTTTTCGATCAGCGCGAGGAGCACCCTCATGCCCTCAGGCGGCTTGTCCATCACCGCGATCGAACCGCAACCCGCATCGAGGACATGGTCGTGGTGCGTCTCTGACTTGCCTACGACGAACACACCACGTTCTGGCAGCATTTCCGAATAGCCGGCAGGAATTGTTCGATCCGTTGGCAACGGTCCGACGCGACGGATCGAAATTTCACCCTGCGCTGCTGCTTTCTTGAACGTCATCATGTTCTGATCTCCGGAAGCTTGAAGGTTTTGGAATTCAGCCCGACCATCCACGCCTGAGCCCCGAGGGCCGTTTTCGTGGTAGGGGGTACGCCAATCGCAAACTCACGGCCCGTCCCGCACGTCACTCTGAGAAAGCGGGACGGACCAACGTCAGGTAAGTCAACTTCAACGAGCGTTCCAACGAGCGGATCGCTGTCTGTATCAATTGTGCGGGCGTTGAGGTCGCGAAGGATTTTTGACCAGCCAAGCATCTCGCAGGCGGCGCGGCGCAACTCGATGTTGGTCTGTCGAAGGGCTACGGCAGCAGTGAGAGAGCCCGGACGTTCGATCCATTCATCGGGGATGCGAACGCCATGCCAATAATAGAGTTTCCAGCCATCGCGCCACGCGTGCGATGGGCCATCGGCGCAGTGCGGCCGGTTCCGATCATCAACCTTGAGCACCACAGGTCTGTCCGACACGATACAGAATTCTGGGTGCATCCAACGCCAGGAGCCATGCGTGGCGGCAGCTTCGTAATGCTGCCATTTAGAATAGTCTATCGGCAGCTTTGCGACGTGGCGGAAGAAGGAGATATAGGAAGCCCATGCCGACCAGTGATTGCCGCCGTTACGCATACGCCACGCCAGTCTTGCGCAGCCCAGCATGAATTCTCGCGGTCCCCACTTAATGGAGAGATGAAAGGCCCAACCGGCGTCCGTGGCGGCGTACGTGGCGGCGTCCGTGGCGGCGCGCGTGGCGGCGCGCGTGGCGGCGTACGTGGCGGCGCGCGTGGCGGCGTACGTGGCGGCGTCCGTGGCGGCGCGCGTGGCGGCGTCCGTGGCGGCGTCCGTGGCG